GCGATGGATGATCAACGGAATCCTGAACTTGACCCAATCGAACTACTATACGACTGATCTAGCAAGCGTCGGAGCTGTTCCAGGCGACATAGCCCAAATGTGTCAGGTATCAACCGATGGAATCGTGGGCTGGTGGGCTAGAATAGCGGTGCCATAGAGGTAATATATGTCATTCTCGTTCGATGAAGAGCTAACATCCGACCTTGATAAGGTCCGTGACTTGTTGCAGGATATCGACGAAGATTATCAGCTCCTCTCGGATGAATCGATTTTACAAGAGTTATCAAACAATAAACCTATCATGTTGGCCGCCGCCGCTTGTTGTCGCAAGCTCGCTGCCAGGTTCGCCCTAAAGGTCAACTACACCCGGGGCAAGAATTCGAAGAGCAATTCAGACCTATATGCTCACTTCATTGATCTAGCCGCGAAATTAGAGGCTAAAGAAGCTGAACCCACCTTTGATACAACGACCGCAGAGATTGGAACTGTGCAGGATACCGAGACTTACCCAGCGGGGCTACAACATGGTCAGGAGACCGAGCTATCATGGCCTTGACCGCGCTAGGAGTGGCGAGATCTGGCGCGGTTGGCTATACAGCTATAACCCAAATCATGATGTTTCATGCTCAGCCCGATTGGTTCGATAAGGTCTCGATGGGGAACTTAGATCTTCAAAAAGATGTCGAGGAGACCTATGAAAGTATGTGTTGGGTTCATGATTGTCTTATGGATAACCACTTTGAGATTCTTTTGGAAACCCACATAGGAGATAACTGGCAGGCTTTCTTTAGCTCGGCAATAATGCCAATACCATTGGAGGGTCATTAAATGGCCTTAAGACAAGATGATTTCGAGACAGACTTTGCTCAGGAGATTAGAGACGGCGAGATCATGCAGGACGAAGTTCTGATTCAATCTTTTATCAATAATGATGGGGCGGATGACATCTTTTCTGAAGGCAAACTTTACTCCTGTGATATTCAATACGAAGTATTCAATATTAATACAGCCGAGGGCGAGAAAGCAGTAACTACCGCCCAGATTCAGCTAAATGGTGATGTCGTGGTATCGGCGAGGGATAAGATCACCTTCAACGGTCAATCGCCAAAGATCCTGCGAGTTGGGTCGGATGGGGATTATGGAGTAACGATCTACACATGAGCATATCTACAGAATTTTTAAAATCCTTGTTGGGATTACCGATCACGGTTACAATCGGAACCCACGACCAATGGAGGGGATATCTCTTTGCTTACGATGATCAGTATTTGGTGATCGAGGGTGAAACGGGGAACGAGGGCATGAGTTTAATTAGATTAAAAAAGATAACAGCAATCGACTTCTCTCCAAATAATCCGTGTAAAGCGGAGATAGTCCCATGAACAAATGCCAGGCCATCCTAAAAGCATATGAACCAGGAGATCGCATTTACCTGAAATCTATCGGCTCATCCGGCTTAGCTGGCACGATAAACAAGATTGAAGATTGCTGCCTTGAAATGATAGCCGAAGATGGTAGACTCTACAGATTCAATTCTCTTTATATCATCTACATCTGCGAGGCTCCATAATGGCCGAAGTCGAAATAGATGTTGCTGGCATCATGGCGATGGCCCGAGAAGCAGATAAACAAGCCCGGTTAGCCTATGCCGAAGAGGTACTTCAACCAGCAGCGGACGCCAAATGCCCAGTCCTGACCGGGACTATGGTAGGAACGGGCCATATAGAAGATGAGGGTGATGATGTCTGTCTCACTTATGGACCACTTGCTTATGTTTGCAAGCAATACTTTGATGACACCCTGAATCACCCACATGGCGGTGAATCGCATTGGTCCGAACGTGCGGCGGAGGAGACCGCTGATCAATTAGCCCAATGTGAGGCCGACGCTTTTGAGGAGGCGTTCGGCTAATGACGATCTTATCTTTGATCGATGATGTACTAGAAGAGCTGGAGGACGAAGGTTACGGCACATTGGGCACGGACCTCTACAAATTTCAGTACCATCCTAGCCAAAAGAATCAGATTGCCGTTCGGCTCATACCAGGGCAGGGGCCTATCATAGCTTCAGGTGGATCATCTACCGCCAGGCCAAAGCTTCAAATTTACGTGCTAAATCAAACCATGTCGGTCGCCGCATCAAAAGCGGATGCCATCAGAGACCACTTTTTAAATGCAATAGACCTAATAGGGCAGGGCGTGTGGGCCTCTCAGGATTGCCCGATATCTTTAGGGTTGGATGATAAGATGAACACTTACATGTTCATCGTAGAGTTCCAGATATTTGGCGGCGATACTTAGATAAAGTCCATTTGATATCATAGTCATAAAGAATTTTCGAGGCTAAAAAATGGCTGATAAAACTACCTGTAAATCTGGCGGTTCTGACAAGACCTTTAAAAGCCAGGCCGCCGCAGAGAGGGCTAATCACAAGCAATTGGCCCACACTATTGTAAAGCCAGATGGTTCAAGAAAGAAGTGAAATAAATGAGGTAATATTATGTTGGGAGAACCAAAGAAAGGAAGCGGAAAAGTCCGTAGATTGGGACTCATCATCACTGATGATCTGAAAAGAACCACAAAAGAAGATCTCGCAGATAAGAACATCAAAGGGCATAGGTTCGGAGCTACACCGGTAGCATTCACTCTGAAAGATTATGCCACCCCCATAAAGGACCAGGGAGATTGTGGTTCATGTGTGGCGTTTGGCTCGTGCGCTACCTTTGAGACTACAAAGAAGTTCGCTGACCAGAACAAAACAGAAGTTCTCGACCTCTCCGAGGCGGACCTGTTCGCCACGATAGGCACCTGCGCGAATGGAGCCACGCTTGAGAAAGCAAACGCAAGGCTTCAGTCTACCGGAGTGTGCACAGAAGATTGTTGGCCCTATGGTGGCGATGCCTTACCATGTGCAAACAATACTAGGATTAAGATTCTCTCGGCTACTCGTATCACTTCCGATGCAGCCGCAAAAGCAGCAATCGCGGCAGGGCAAGCAGTTCAGTTTGCTATGGATGTCGACGATGATTATTTTGATGTTGATTCCGAAGCTGTTTACTCCCCTGAGTACGGTGATTATGCGGGCGGCCACTGTCAGAGCGCCGTAGGATATGATGACGTCCGGGGTGCTTGGCTGGTTAAGAACTCTTGGGGTACTTCCTGGGGATTCGACGGTTATGCCTGGGTAGCCTATGGAGTCTGCGGCATCTTCCGGGATTATGCAGGTTATGTCTACACCGTTACGGCAATACCGCCCGTTCCGCCAGTAGCTCAGACAGGCGTTCACATCAATGCAGGTGGCCTAAATGCTGATGTCCTGGTTAATGGGGCTAAAGTGGGCGCCACAGACGGCGATATTGCCCTAGTAGCAGGCAGTTACAAGGCAACCATCCAGAAAGATGGTTATGTCTCGCAGGATATCGCTTTCGATGTCCTAGATAAGCAGGTCACGACTTTAGCCGTGACCTTGCAACCCGTCGCGAAGGCTGACATAAACCTTCAGGCAGCAGGCCAGATCTCCATCGCGCCTTTTGGCTACTCTAATGTGAAATACGACCTCATCCTGAATGACAAGAGTCTCGGGAAGATTTCGAAGATGCAGCTTTACCCCAAGACCAACATTGAAGGAAAATTTAATAATGGCGACGGCCTGACATTTGGCCTGAAGGACCAGAAGACCGGCGAGATAACAAATCTCGTTTTGGTCAAGATGTATGGCCATGACAAGAACCTCATACCTAATATGTGGCTGGTCCAGATGGGTGTAAAGATTGGCGGCATGATCCGCTACAGCATCAGTCTCATTGTAAGACTCCTGTCGGTCTCCGAAGCTCTGGTGGCTGCTAAGGCAGCGATGGAAGCAGCCAAGACAATCGAGGATCTGGAGGCCAATGCCTGCCTAGCCGATGAGCTTGAGGCGGCCTGTGATAAGCGACAGGATAACGCGATAAATGCCAGGCTGGATGCTAAGGTAGCCGAGGCTAAGAAATCCAAAGGGGCCTGAATATGGCCCTGTTTGGCTTTTTGGAGGGCTACAAGCATTATATCTCTGCGTTCGTCATGATGATTTTGGGGCTTGGGGGTGCAATAGATCCAAGTGCGGCGAACATCGTGGTTGCCTTTTTCGCTCAGTTTGGGCTATCTGTTAGCCCCGCCACGATCCTGATGGTCTGCGCTCTGATCGTCGTGGGATTAAAGCGATTACAAGCGGTCTGTGAATTGCCGCCTCCAACACCCGCAACATTTGAGACACCTAAAGGGCCTTAGTGCCCTTTACCAAATTTACAATCGTGATTATGATTATGATAATAATAAATGCCGAATACGGCAGGAGATTACGAAAATGGGAATTATGGAAGATGCAACCGCAGCCACATTAACTCAAGCTTGGGTTATGTTGCCTATGGATAAGAGAACCGAAGTCAAGAAAGGTTGCGCCGTAACAGAGGTGGCGTTGCACGACTTCAATGCTGCTATAGCCAACGACCAGATCACCGGTCCAGCTCTTGAGCAGGCCATCAAGGACATTCTGGCTGCAATGGGCACCGTGGGAAGCAGCGCACTTCAGGCGATGCTCTGGTCCGTGTTCAAGCATGCTTGAACACATATCTTTTTGAGGCCACATGGAAGACTATGATTCTAGCGGCGAAACGATGGAGAGGGGGCCAGAGTTTGCTTCGATGGGCAGGGCCGACGCTAGACAAGATGCACAGACCGCATTAATCGTGGCTCATCTTGAAGGTAAAATAGAGGAGGGTTTCAAAAGTATAGAAAAATCGTATAAAGAGATTTGTAATAGGTGTGAGAGGACGGAGAAAAGACTAGATAAAACCGATGATAGAATTCTCGCTTTGGAGCAGGTAAAACCTAAGATAGATAAGGTAGGCGAACTTGAACAGGCTATTAACGTAATCAATACCCGATGTGCTTTCGACCGAGGTGGCAAAGAAGGTAAGCAAAAAGACCGAGAGTGGGTTACGGCATTAATATTATCTCCGACACTCTGGGCTTTCCTAAGCTTCATAGGAATAGGGATATTCTTGATATGGGAACATCTGCGATCGGCTGGAGCCCTTCCATAGGCAAACCCTAAAATAATAATAGCTAATATTAGTAAGCAAGTAAGAAATACGCATAAGCGGAGTGGTATTTTATGACAACTGGCGCAAAGCTGGGTATGAGGGCGTCTGTCTTGATAGGCGCTGACACGATAGCGGAATGGACCAAGGCAAGCCTGAAATCGGGCAGAGATAAGGTAGAAGTGACAAATCACGACAGTGGTTTAGTCAAGGAGTTTCTGCGAGCTCATCTGGAATGGAGCATTGATTTAGAGGCCAACCTGAAGCTCTCAGATACGGCAGGCCAGAAGGCTCTTGTGGATGCATATCTGGCAGAAGATGATGATGATGCCATAATAGACAGCTTTACCATCACGGATGCTGAGGGCGGCAATGTGATCTCTGGTAGCATGTTTGCCACAAACCTGGGGCTGGATTTCCCTTTGAAAGACGGTCAGAAGTTCACCATGACCCTCCAGGGAACCGGTGCTTTGACTATTGGGGCTTAGGGGGATAAGATGGCTGTACTAGGAAAGTTAGGGGCAGCCTATGTCAGCAACCCAGACGCCCCACTTACAACTTTTAGCCAAATCGCCCTTTACCCAGACAAGAACCATAAGAAATATACCGCCCCCTGGGATTCGAGGTTCTGGGCAGAGGGTGAGACGTTCCTGATCGAGCGCCAGACCAACGGCGCAGGCGATTGGCACGATATCACGAGCCTATGTGTATTTGACTACCTCAGAGGTCGCGTCTCGTTAGCATCTGGCGGCAATCACGCGGACAAGGTGAGGGGCAGTGGCAAAAGAACGTCGGTGGTCAAGCTGGCAGAGCTGTTATCAGTCTCTTTGTCCATGACAAAGGATAAAGTCGAGTCCACGAACTTCGATTCCGGCCTGAATAAAGAGTTTCTGCCAGCTCATAAAAGCTGGACCGCTGCCGTTAAGAGGCTTTTTGATGCAAATAGGGCCGCGTGGCTCATCTACGCCAGCACAATAGATACGCCCATCATGTTCGTCCTGTTCACCAGAGACGGCATATTCAAGGATAACATCGCGGGTCTCGGCCACTTGGATGGATTCACCGCCGATTTTGATGTAAAAGCCCTAAAGGAAGAGGATCTAACGATATCAGGAACAGGGGGTTTCTATTATGAGACCAACGCGGAAACTACACTCAGGACTGAACTAGAAGCCGGAGCCTCGGATACAACGGTTGCCTGCGTGGATAATGCTAAATTCCCCGATGCCGGAACCCTATTCATCGAGGACGAGCAGATAGAGTATACAAGCAAGAGCGGGACTACGCCCGCTTGCACTTTCGCAGGCTGCACCAGAGGGGCACACGACACAACGAAAGCCCTCCATGCAGTCGGAGAGTCCATTATGGTTAGCACGGTCTGAGTCTGGCTGTGCTAACAGCAAATCTTTTATAGGTTAAACGCCTATAACCGGTAGAGGAATTTTATGGGAGAAACCAAATTTTTCATTAATGCGCCTAGCCCTATGGAAATCATAATAGACTTTGGCGTAATGGCCAAGGTCGAGGGTATAATCAATATGTCAGAAGGACGAACGGGAAAGGATAGGCTTACGTTCCTGCCCATCCTAAATGACCGTGATAACATGTCGATGGACAGGATGAGGGTAATCATCTGGCAGTCATTGATTGTGGCCAATCCCGATGTAGAATTTGAAGATATCTCAAAGATCTATAAAGATTACGTGAAATCCTTCGTGCCGTATGAGAAAGAGGAAAAAGCCACGGATAGGGCAGGTAAGCCTATCCTGGATAAAGAGGGCAACGAAATCACATTAGTTACCACGATCGGAGCCAGAACGAATTTATTTAACAAGATTGTTGAGGCCACAGACTTCTTTCTTGGTGTCCCTTCTCGAACCAGGGTCAAGGAAAAGGTTCCGGCCACGGCCTCGCCAATGGAGGACCTCAGCCTGGAGAAAGTGCCTTAGATTGGCAGCCTCTCTTAGACCAAGCGATCAAGATCCTCGGGCTGACTGAGGCCCAATTTTTCAGGCTTAAAAATTATGAGTTGCGAGGATTGTTTGAATATCATAATAATAAAATCCGAGAGAGGCAGTATTTTACATGGAGGGCAGCGCGGGATATTGGGGCCGCTTTCATGGGCAATCTGAAAGATTTCGAAGAAGAATATCCGGAAGAGCCAAAACCGACCGAACCAGATCACACGAAGTCTTGCGAAGATCTGAGCAGGAAGAAGGACTTACCAAAAACCTTATAGGCTAACAACCTATAATAGTCTTTTATGGGGTTGGCTTATCTGTCTGGCGTAATTCTTGTAACCCTCCTAATGAGCGTAGCGGTATCCGCGATTAGCGAAGCAGATAACCTAGCCAAGATCCCGCGGCCTTATTATTTGAGTCTCGCTTGCCCTGGCATGACACCCGAGGCCCTTATGAATGCCACGGGCTTAGAAATTCCTAGACCCTATGATTCGAAAGTATTTCGTTGCAGCAATATAGCGACCTATGTCCAATGGAGGCTCATGTCTCGGGGGTATGATGCTGAGATTTGCATGTCGAACCATTTCAAGCATTTTTCAGAAAATGGTTCCTCAGGCCATGCCTGGGTTAGGGTAAAACTCTCAGGAAAATATTATTATATTGATGGAAATGCAGGATATGACCCCCATACTCGCGTGAATCCTAATATTATAACTCTTTACCTGCATAGTCCCGACCAAAGCGCCCCAGATTTCAAGGTGTACGGATATTATAACCAGCCTGAAAGGGTGTTCATCGACATATACAAGTTAGCTGATAGTTTCAACCTCGATGGGTGGGATTGGTGGAATTCGACAAGCCAAGGCAATACTGGTTTAAATTACCAGGAAGAGGCTCAAAAAATCTCCGAAGGTTCGACAAATTTAGAGCCATCATTTAAGAGCGCAAAAAGTTTTTTTGGTGCAAAAGATTTGGCTTAGATGGCTACCAAGCCCTTGACTCTATGCAAATGACCTTTCGCTAGATCTATCATACCCTTATTGCCGAAACCCACGAATTTGCGGCCCACCGCAGGCCCCAAGTAGGTCTGTAATGTCTGGCCCATGAATGGGTCCAAGATGGTATCCCCGGGCTTGGATATCTTGCCTATGAGCTGTATGGCGTGGTCCTCTTCTCGTGTCAGGGCGTCTATAGCCTTGGTGATGCAGTCGGCGGTGAGTTTCAAGGCCTGACCATCCTTAACTTAGATCATAACGGGCATCCAAGCCGAGGTGACATTAAGGGCATCAATAGTTTTTGCCAGGGTGTCGGCTATGGTCCAGTAGTATCTTATTTCCACTGGGCATGATGCCTTTATGACCGCCCCAATTAGGGAAGGCGGTATCATCAGAGCGAGAACCCCCTCAGGTTCTAATATGCGTGATCCCTCGCGCAAGAGAATTTCTATCTTAGATTCTTCCGATATGCAGGTCAATATTGCCTTAAATGATTCATTATTGATCATTTTCAGCAATTCTATAGGGTCGCCCTCTTGGAAAGTTGCCAGCTCGTCGCCCTCTATGTCGCGACCTTTGGCGGCCATATCTTCTTTTTCGATTTGCTTGTAAGCATCTTTAACATCTTTGGCCTTTCCAACTTCCATACGTTTAAGAATCGCCATCTGCTGATGCTCAGTAGGGGCATGCTTGATTAGTAGCAGAGCATCTTTCTTCGGTAGGTCTACTTTTCTAACCTCCTCCTGGACCACAGGGCTGAGTTTCTGGGCTATCATGACTTCTCTATCGACGGTCTTGGGAGCTATGCTGAGCTTCTTTGCGGTATCGGTCCTAAAGCTAGGGAGTTTTCCAGCCTGCTTCTTCTCCTGGTAGTCTGGCGATTTTCGGTCGCCGCCTCTTGATACAGATTCGGGATGCAGAACTTCCCAAAGTTCCTTTCGCTTGAGCAACATACGGCCCCTTGAGAGGTATTCAGGCTCTGCTCGTTGGATATTCTCATCAATTTCAGCGAGCGTTTTATGCAAAGCGTCGTAATCCTTGACGGTGTACTCTATCTCAGTTTCGCCATTCAGTAACATGGCCTCTATGCGATGTTCACCTGAGACTAATACGTTATCAGGCGTAAGCACAATGGGGTGAATCAGTCCAACCTCTTTGATGCTGTCGGCTAGATCCTTGACCTTTGACCGGTCGATGGGCCGCAGGCGTTCTCCCCTCTTGATATCCTCTATCTTTATTCTCATTTTCGTGTCTCCGCAATACCCTTATCTAAAATCCTTCGATTGACATAAATAGTTACTCATTTACAGTATCTATGATACTTTAGGCCTATAATAAGCATACAGCAACGATACTTCGAAGAAATTTATAGAAGTTTATATACTAACCATAGATAAGTTTAAGTATTCTGGAATTGTCATTTAGATAAAGGACGAAAGTTCCGGCACACTTTGTCTAGTGGACTTTATGATCATTTGATTGAGCCGGAACTATGAGACTTAAAATTGGGTGATATTATGAAAACAAAAAGACCGAAAGCTAGGCCAAAGCGCGGTGATATGGATATTAGACTTTCTATGCTCCAAGTCGTGACGGGAAAGGAACCAGAAGCATTACCAAAACAGGGTATATTCGATGCAACCGGTGTAAACTGGACGATAGGGAATAAACATTTCAATAAATTGTTAAGCTGCGGGGCCTTCGAGTATTTAGAGAGTGGCTTAGTTGCTATTACACCTCGTGGAATTGAGCTTATGAAATACCTGAACAACAGCAAAACGATTCTCGGAGCTAAGGATTTTGGGGTGCTATGATACTCATTCAGCGGGCAAAGATCAGTGGAGATGGCTCTGATGATTGCTGTCAAAATCTCGGATGTTAGAGAATATGGCTGCCCCGGTTGTGGTTATAAATCCTATGAGGTGAGGCGTGAGCGCGGATATACTCAATTTGCGATTTGTGAGAAGTGCGAAGAGCGTTTTCTAATCCTAATAGGAGGCACGACACAATCGGAAATTATGATCAAAGACAACTATCCAGCTCTTAGCATACACCCGAGAAATCCACGCGGAATAAGGGCATGAGTTTAGGCAGGTTTAAATTCATGGAACCCATCCGAGGGATTGCTAGAAATCAAAATAGAAGAATTGCTCGGGTCTAGACCCCCCGAGCCTACCGGAGAACGGTATGATACAAGAGAAGGTATTACTGGAAAGCTTAAAAGGCTTTGGGTCGGCGCAGCAAGCCGATTGTGTACCGGATACTGAACAGGCTTTTCTTATTAATTCCAAAGAGCTTCGAGCGATTATTAAGGCGGCAAATCGACCATATATCGAGCGCATAGAACATCTGGAAATGTGGAGAGCTGATGTTTCTGAAGTTGTGGCTAATCTAACAAGATCTATCCGCAAAGATCCGACTTCAGAACTGAAGGATAAGGCTGACATCCTTCATCTCTTAATTGCCGCCAGCGGGGGCAAGATGCTTTCGATAGATGCAAGGAAGAAGATGAAGATGCCGAAGAGTAGCTTTTCAAAACTGGTTAAGCAATGCGATTTTTTAATTGCGCGACCATCGAGCTTAGATCCCCGAAAGAATCTTCTTGAGCTTAAATCTATGGTTCATGAACCGTGAACCATAATTAGACTCTCCAACTAGAGAGTTCAAAACTGCAAGAATTTAGCCGGATTTTGCTAAATTCTATATAGCACTTACTTCGAGGAAGAGGAAATATTAAGATAGATATAAGATAAATAGTTGTTTTAAGGTTATCTAAGAATTATGGTTCACGGTTCATGAACCATGAATCGCAAACTTATCAAATTTACTATCTTAGGAAAAACATAAATCCGATAACATCTATTTTCAGTTAGCGAGGTTTCTCTGTGGTTGACGCCGGTTCGGTTAGCATCGCGATAAAGGGCACGACTGATGACCTTGAAGATGCTCTAAATGATGCGGTAAGCCTGGCAGAGGACAAAGCCCAAGAAATCGAAGACGCTTTTCAAGGCACTAAACTAGCTTTACCGACAGATGAAATCATAGCAGATTTTGAAGTCCTCAAGGATTCTGCTGATGAAGTAGGCGACAGAATCCAAGCATCCGCTGACACAGGAGCCGAGAGTCTTAGGAGTTTAGGCCAGGCTGGAGAAGAAGCAGCTCAAGGCGTCTTAAGCGCGGGTGAAAACGCCGCGGCTCTCGATGAAGTCGCTAGTGGAGCAGACCGGGCAAGCAGCTCTATGTGGGACATGGTCGCGGCGGGAGCCGCCATAGGCGCGGGAGTAGCAGCCTTTGACGCGGTTGTCTCAGGTCTTGAAGACATCTATGCTGGCATCCAGAATGATATTCAAGGTTACGCAGACCTGAACGATGCGGCAACGAGGGCTGCGATGTCAGGGGGCACCACACAATCTAACATGGCCTCTGCGACTTCTGCCATTACCGACCAGTCACTGAAGTTAGGGCGACAATATGGTACTTCAGCGTCCGATGTTGATGGGATGTTAGGGCTTCTCAGGTCCTATAACATTGATACCTCGAAGATGTCGGATGCCCAGCTAAACCAGTATATGAACATGGCAGTCGGCACCATGAATAGCCCTGCTGATGTTGCTAAAACAATTCAGTCAACCACAGAGCTCTATAAGAAATCTGGCTTAACCGCTCAACAGGCAATGGATGTCTACTCCAAAGCCTACGAAATGATTCCCTCGTTAGACCCCACCCAACTAGGCGGTCGAGGCAAGTCTGCCTTAATGACCATGGAGGGGTCACAAGCAGTGTCCCAATCATTGGGCGGGTTTACCGGCGAGCTGGCATTGTTAGAGACGATGAAACAGGTAGCCCCTCAAGCAATGCCCAACATGATCGGTTCGACTTTAGTTAGTTTTGCTGCCAATCTCGATAAGTCATCGGATGCTGCGCTTAAATCTACAACATCGGCAAAAGGTAAAGTTACCCAGACGGTTGTAGCCGCAAAAGGTATAGGCCAATATCTGACAGGTACCGGCCTAACAGTCTCGGGATTACAAGCAGAAGGCCCTATCAAGGCTATCCAAGATTTATATGCAGCTCAGGAGAAAACGGGGAAGGATCTGTTTACCCCAATTTTCGGCGCTGGAAACGCTGGCATGGCTTTATCTATAGCTCAAAATCTGCCGCAAGTATATGCCTTAAAAGCTGGATTGGAAGATGCAGCGGGAGCCGACACAGATCTAGGCCAAAAGACCGATGACCTTTCTCGCGCTCTAAATAGAGGTGGCGAAACTTTCGACCAGATGGGCCATGAGATTGGAAAGGTTGTAGCCGGACCTGCGCAAGATTGGTCTAATTGGCTGGCAGGTCCTGGTTACGACGCATTCGACAGATTTATCAAGAAAATTCAATCAGGCGACATAAAAGGAGCCCTTGATAGTCTAGCACAGGACTTCGAAAATTATGATTGGAGCGCAGCGGGCGAAAAGGCTGGCCAAAACCTAGTATCACGGTTTGCATCAGGCATAGATAACCAGGATGCAGGCGCATTAGGGAACGCTCTCGCTACTCTTCTGAATGGGGCCCTTGTTTATGTGGAAGGTGTAATTGGGGCCGGGCTAAACTGGCAGGATATTCTATTTGGAAAAACGCCGCTCGATTCGCTTCTAAAACCTCTTGAAACCGTACTCGGCGATCACTCCAAATTAGCCGCCGACACCATGAAACTGAATTTTGATGAAGGCACAATCGGTGCTATCCAGGCAATCTACAATTTCCATGATAGTGCAGTGGGGGCAATAGCAGGAGTCATAGCATCTGTCGAAATGTTAGCCGATGCATTCAGTGGGGATTTGGTCGGTGCGATAAATGGTGCATCGCAGGCGGCAGGCGGATTCAATCTAATTCAACAAGGGGCAGGAACTGGCACAGGCACAAGTCAAAGCACATCAGCCCCGCAAGTTAATCAAACCCGGTTTTCTGTTGCTGCTAATCCAAATGGTGATAAGAGTGTTCTAGGCGGCCCAACATATGTTATAATGGACGCATCAACCGGAAAGCCGATGCAGGGGGCTTATGGCTCTGAATATGCTTCACAATCCGCTGCCGAGAGTGGCATAAACCAGTATCTTGCAACGCATCCAAATGATATCGTCAATACCCCAGCCCCCGCGCCACAAACCAATGTTCCGGCTCCACAAACCCAATCCGCATCCGGGCAATCATGGTCTGATAAACTTGGAGGCAGCGAAGCTTGGTTACTTGGAAAACTTGGAATGGGAGCATCCGCAGGCGAAGACATTTATAAATCTGGCGATGTAATCCCCGGCTCTGGAATAGGCGGCAATACTGGCATAATTCAGGGATCGGGTGCTGATAAAGTCGCCGGGACAACGCAAGGCGGAAGTACTATATGGTCTTCGATATGGAAACCTGCAATAGAGGGCCTAGCAGCATCGGCTTATAACTATATGGAACAGCAGGATGTTGACCTGAACACCCGTCTTAAATCGCCAGTGGGGGGCGCAGGGTCATTCACCCCTATCACCACAACCACCAAACCTGGAATGACACAATACCCTCCAGCGACCCCACAACCGAATGTTTACACCCCCAAAAATCTCGCCGATACGCAAGTTAAAACCGATGATCTTGGTAAAAGCATAAAAGATATGGGCACAGCTTCAGATCAGGCATCAAAATTCGCACAATATGACACAGACGCCATATCTAAGTTAGGTGGCATGTGGGATAAATATGATTCTGATAAAGTTATTTCAGAAGACAAAGCCGCCATAGCAGCAGATAACCTCAAAATTTCAACTGACGCATCAGCCCGAGCCCTTGAAACCGCAACTATAGATTGGTCCCTCCTTATCGACCAACTGAACGCTACACTGTCAGGGGCGGGGATTCCTGCGATTTCCACAGCTCTAGGAAATTTAGGTTCGTCCTGTTCAACTTGTGGCGGAGCAGCGGGATCTTGTTCCGCCCAAGTAGCAAATGCCAGCGTCGGATTCAATCAGTTATCAGGGGTAGTCTCGGATTGTACCGGTTGTGTCATGTCCGATTTTGGCAAATGGCAAGAGGCCCAGACAGACCTATTCAGGGGCGCTTATATCGGCGCCTCAGGCGACAAATACGCCGCCTGGGATCAGGCTAACGGCTATCCTCCTGTTATCCCAGCTAGGACAGGTTCGGCCTTGTATGATACTTACGCCCAACAGGGTATAAGCAGAGAGAGTAACGGTCAGGTCCTAAACCTCGACACAGGCTCCTACAAGCAACAGACCGATGCAATGCTCAAGGATATGAGCGCGAAGTCAGCCACGATTAAAACTGACGCCGACACCACCCCTGCGCTCGCATCAGCGAATCAAGCGGTCAGTACTATTAATGGTATGTCGGCAACAATAACAGTAGGTATTGACGTTGTTGGAGGCGGCGGAGGCTCGGCAGGCAGTAACGGCGGAGGTTTATCCAATCTAGCAAATTATTTCGGCCACGCTGGCGATACCTCTGTCTGGGGTAGCGGATTTACTGGATTCACTTCTCAATACCCGACCTATGCATCAGGCGGCCCGACCCCATCAAGAGCAACAGCCGCCCTCGTAGGCGAGGAGGGTGAAGAATATGTGGTGCCTCACGGAGGGGCATTAATAAAAGGCGGCGGCAAGCCGTCTGTGATAGAAAATCATTATCATTTCGATGGAATTCTTATAGGCAATATAGACGAGCTGGCAAATAAGATAGCGAAGATCCAAACCGACAACAATCTAAATCGATAAGGTTCAATGGCAAGCGATTACGGCGGAATATATGGCCATTTC